TTATAAATACGGAAATTCCTGATCTCCACATCCGCCGTATCACTGAACAAACGGATGTTCACCGGTTCCGCCTGCAGTAATCCTTCGGTAGCCCCATACTGCACCGCTCCGCAACGGATTCCGTTTACATAAAGTTCCAGCAACCGCTTACCGGCCTTGGCCCCGACAATAAAGGCCATTTTCAGGTTCATATCACTTGCAAACTTCGTACTTACTTCCGTACCGCCGGAAACACGCATAAGGGCCTGCTCCGTTGTCATCTGGAAACCGATATCGCCGGCCATACAGTCCAGTATCACCCCCTGCCGGTCCGTTACCGACGAACAAAGAATTTCCATTTCATAGGTAGCCCCGGTAGTGGTTGCATCCGTGGAGAACGGCCGGTACCCGATTTCAATCTTCGCGCCTCCCGTAAGTTTCAGGGCGTCACCCGTCCAGCCGTTGCTGCTCCAGTCGAAACCAGAAAATGTCGTATGTATGTCGCCATAATCCCAGGCTCCCGGATCGGATTCGCTGTTGCTCCGCCCGGCTGCCGAAAGTTTCAGTACAAGCCCGGCGGTAGTTTCCTGCAAGTCGATCCCGCTTTCCGTTACGTCGATATAAAACGGGTATTCCGTGGCCCCCGTCTTAAATTTCATAGTGATCTCGCCCTGCTCCGTAAAACGGTTGGTATATGTCTGCGTAGTACGGGCCACACTGACAGACTGCGTTTTCACCCCGTCCCGGTAAACGTCCATTTGAGCCGGCGTTGCGTCAGGATCATAAGCCACAAAGTCAAATTTTACCTGTTCGTACTGCCCCGCTTCCAAGCGCGGAACAAGATGGTCCTCCGTAAAAATACGGCCGTCCGGAAAACTCATCATCGTGCCGATGAACGGTGCCGATCCTCCGGATTTCAGAATATCAATATAGATACTTTCAGACTTTAACACGAGATCGGCGGAAGCCTCCATTTCGGCAACCATTTGAACGGTATTCCGGCCGGTCACAAGCGAAGAGGGGGACAAACTGAAACTGCCGTTTGTCGTTCCCGATCTTGTAATGGTGTGCGCGTTCTGTTGCCGGCCGTTCAGATAAAGCGTGACGACCTTTGTTCCGGAACCGCTCACGGCATAAGGGATATTAATCGTGTCGGCCAGGGTATAACCGCCTGCGGCTATGGCCCCGGCCAGATTGTAAGAGCTGGTAAGGGAAAGGCTGACAACCTTCACGGATGTAAACGCCTGTCGGGTCTGTTTCTTGCCGGTAGTCGGATCGGTTGTGGTTGCCACTACGTAAATATCGGTATTCCCAACAAGCAAGTAACTTGAAAGGTCCAGTTCGTAACTGCCTTTGGAAACATCGCTGACCGTCTGGGAATACATGGTAGTTGTTCCACGCCTGATCGTAACGGTGATATCCGCCTTTTGCCCGGTAGATTCCCCCTTTTCATCCCCCGTGGTGTATTGGTGATCGTATGTATAAGTAAGACGGGCGTTTCCGCCTTCCTTGATTATGGCGTTATCTACAGCCGCATTCAAGACAATTTTAGTAGCCACCGTTTCGCCGGAACCTCCACCGGAACCGGCCGGGATATCCACGGCGGTAATTTCCGCGCCGCTTTTGTTCTGGAAAGACAGACGGACGGATGTTTCATCCTCGCTTACCTCCGCATTTACGTTAAACAGCGTGGAAGCGTCCACCTCGTTAAAACGGGCGGTTACTACCTTGTTTTCTACCGGATTGGTGGAATCGGCGGACAAAGTCTCGTCCACTTCCAGGATATCCACGTTTACATTCACATTACCGGCCGCGTCCGGCGTCTGCTTCTCGCCGTTTACCGTTACGCTCTTTACCGTTCCTTTGCCGCCGAACTCTTCCCAGCTCGCCTCCTGGTCCCAGGCATCCAGGGCGGTTCCGGTAAACTGGTACGTCTCCCATTTGCCGAGCGATGTTTCAAAGGTGATGACACGCCCCCGGCCGCGCCACTTCTCCGGTACCGCGGCAATGGCGGAAGCCAGGGTATAGAAACCTTCCGTAAGCGGCACACTGCCGGTTACATTATAGGTATTCCCGCCGCCTGAACCGCCGCTGCCGAAATCCTCCCACTTTTCGACATTCTCAAAATCCGTGTCCGGATTGCCTTTAAATTGTTTCGTCACCCAGCCGTCGGCAGTGAGGAAAGAAAGGATCACGCCGTTTTTCCGGACATCGTCAATCTTCCCCGCCGTTTTCAATGCTGCAAACACCCCCGACAGATCACTATAAACGCTGCCGGCGTTCAAGAGGTTGTTTACATTGGTAAAGGTGGAAGACAGACGCCCGGCAGTTTCCTGCAACTCCTGTTTCATTTCGTCACGGTCTGCCTGCAACGTGCTTATGTCCTCGGAACAACTGCTAATATCCTGGGACAGACTTTTCAGCTTTCCCCAAAGGGAACCGTCTTCACTCTGTGAACCGTCTTCGCTGCCGATACGGGCGTTGATATCGGCCAGCAATGCGGCCAGCGAATCACTGTCTTTAAGCCCGTCCAGAAAAGCAAGAATTTCGTTAAAGTTGTCGATTGCCTGCGAAGCGTTGTTGCCGACAAGCCGGTCGATACGTAGAGAAACGGCGTCGATAGCCTTCTGCAAGGCTGCATCGGCGGCAATGCGGGCGGCTTCCTCCGCCTCGATTTCCTTACCCTGGGAAACCAGTTTCAGGTGTTCGTTCAAGAAGCCAAGAACCGCCGCCACCATTTGGTTGGTAACGCTTTCCGCGTCCTCCGCGGTTTCAATGACTATAATAAGATTATCGATATACTCCTGTGTTGCCATATAGATACATTAATTAAATTGTTTACTGAACTCTTTGGAATGAACCCGCGGTTTCCGGTAGCCGCTTTCCGTGATTTCTCCCGTCCAGTTGGACTCCTTCTCGGCAAACGTGAGCTTTAACGTCACGTTCTGCGGCGCGTCCGGACGGACACGGTAAGAAAACTCTTCCGCCGAAGGAATTACCTTGATCTCTTCCCGGCCGTAACCTGCCAGGTAGACATCATCGGAGGAAAGCAGGTCAAGAAGAAAGCGTATTTCCTGCGGTCGTTTGAATCCCGTCTTAACCGTTACGGCTTCCTGTATCTCCGTACGTATGCGATCCGAATAATAATCATCGGTAATTTCATCGTAACGCCGGAAAACAGCGTCTTCGTCTTCATCCATGCCGGGAGTTACGCTCGCCTCGCCTTCCAGGGAAAACACCTCGTAAACCCCGTAACTGTTCAGGAACCGGAGCCGGTAACGCTCGCGGACCGTCGGGCTTTGCTCGATCCCGATCCGGAGAGCGAACGTTTCACCGCTATACACGTCAAAAAGGTTGGCCAGTACCCCGTAATCGGTAAAGAATTTAAGTCTTACGGCCTCCAGGTTCAAGGCGTAGAAATTCCCTGCCGTGCCTGGTACTGCAAGGCTTTGTCCGGTAAGAAGTTCCGTTATTTTCAGCTCGTGCTCCGGATAGATGAAACAGAGCGGGTAAAGTTCCGTCTCGCGCATCGTTATACGCCAGTCATTGCTCCGGGTGGTAAAGAAGAAATTGCAGGATTCATTCAAGAACTTCAAAGAAAAGATGTTATTACCTTCTTCATGCAATTTCTTAAAAGCCCGTTTGGATATACCGCCACGCCAGGCAGTAACAACCAAAGTGGCCGTTTCTTCCTCCTCATTTTGAAGGGTGATCGTGACGACCGCCTTGTTATACCGTTTATCGGAAAGGCTTATCAACATCTCGGAACTGTCCGTTAACGGGGGAATATCAACAAAAAGCGTTTCCAGGACCTCCGCGATATTCACCTTGAAACTTCCATTACCGTTACCGGTAAATATGGAACGCATAAATTCAAAGTTCACGAAATACATTATATTGTAAGTCGCCATAGAAGTAGTTTCTACCGAAAGATAAACAGGGTTTCCGGTAAAGGCGTTTTCCGTCGGATCAATGTTTGCTGTCAAACTCATAATTCAAAGGTGTTAACGATGAATATTCCGTTAAACTCACTCTTATTTTCAAGTCCGGAAAGGAAACGATCACGCTGATCCGTGGGAGACGTCAGGAACTTGTAAAAGTCCGAGAGCCGCCCCGCATGGTTTTCCCTCCAAAGCTTATAAAGCTCCGTCACCTGTGAAGATGACGGGGCAAGGATGATATTATTCTGCTTTTCCATGCTGCAAAAGTTGGGTTTATCAAAGGAAGAATAAAGGACGGGATCAGCTAAGCACCCTCGATGCGACAAACCTTACCTGGTATTCGACTTCTTCCGTTTCGTAACAAAAATAGTTGGCCGCGCCGGAACGCTCGTTTACCTCGATTTCAACCTCTATCTTACATTTGTAAGTTTTTTCTATGATGTTATCCTGTGCGGTGGGCGGATTTTTTAATATATCCTCATCCGTTGACGGCGTAACATACCCGTCATATATCGTATTCGATACACGGCAACCGTACACAGCATACATCCAGTGATAACGGTAATAATCTTCCCAATATTCCACCCTTCCGGCCTGTACACTCTGCAAATTGGAAGAATATACGACCCACACGTAGGAAGCACCGCCCCACACGGGAATGCCCTGTTCATTATCCAGATTATAGGGACCGATCAGACGCAGGGAACGCAACGTAATGTTTACCGGTACCAGTTTACCCGCAGGAAGCGAATAGGAAAGGCCGTCCAGAAGCATGTACTGCCCCCGCAGGGCTACCGGGGTCAAGACATCCATTTTCATAAGCTGGTGAACCGGTAAAAGGGTGTTTGTGTCCACCTGGTTAAAAGAGTGCCTTAATACGGCGTCATACTTCTGCCAGAACTTGGCAAACAGACCGTCTTCAAACTGGAATAAAAGCGATATCGTATGTTTGCTGCCGTCTTTTAACGTAATTTCTCCGCCGTCCGGAGCGTATGGTAAAATAGAACCGAAGGAATAATCCGTACTTTCCGTAACGGCCTTTGTAAAAGCGAAAGCGAAGGAAAGCGGCGTCTCCTCCTTTTCCGAATCCTCTTCATCATCGGAAGAGGTTTTCAGGTAGGTATAACGGTGCACATACCCGGCCAGGTAATACGGGGAAAGAAGGCCGTTCGGGGCAAAATCCATAAACACGCATTCATCATCGCTCGCCAGCTCCTCGTCCTCTACGTTTTCCGTCTTCCGGTCCCAGTTAAAGAAACTGGATGATGATAACGTATGCTTCTTGTTGCCCGAATCCCATTTGTACCAGTTGCCGGTGGTCTTCTCGTAGTTCAGCCACACGGAGGCCTGGGAAGGATCGAAACGGCTTACACGGATAACCATTTTTTCGTTCCCCTTGATATAGTCCTCGTACCGTTCCACCGAAGGCGCGGCACCGGTAAAAGACGTTTTGGCCGATAACTTTATCTGACGGGCCGTTTCATAATTGATAAGGGGTTCCGCCGTCAGATTCCGGGACAGATCAACGGCAGGTTCATCTTCCATTATATCCCGGATCAGTCTTAAAGTGGCCGTTTTCGTATCGGAAGAGACATTATAAACCAGTCCGAAACGTACATACAGCGCGTTTAAAAAGTCCTCAATCGTACAATCCGGCATTAAATCGGCATAATTGAGGATACCCGTCACGCAACAGTCGGCGGCATTGTTCAGGATTACCAGGCTGGAAAGTTCCTTGTCCGTCTTAAAAGGATTTTCGGTTATAGTATAACCAAATTCTGAAAATATAAAGTCCAGGACACGGTGCACGTATAAGAAGGGGGCCACGCCGTACCCTTCCGGTAAACTCGTTTCGGTCGGGGTATCATTTATCAGTAGTGTTTCCGTCCTTGCCTGATAGCATAAGGCATATTCACCGTTTGAATCCAAAGTGATACGGTTTATGTATTGCGGGTAATACGTGCCGTCCTTGGAATCATTTTTGACTACTATTTGAAATATGGCAAAATCTTCATGGGAATCCGTGAAGAACCAGTTTATAGAGGACATAAGACCGCTAACGGTACCGCCGCTTATGCTGGGTAATGTGATCGAGTTCAGTTTCTTTGCTTTCCAGGCGCTGTAGGCTTCCGAATTGTCAAAACCGATATTTAAAGTAATTCCTTCCGTCCTGCCGGCGGAAACGATATTTATCTTTCCGGTACGTTTATACACCCCGTCCAATACCGTACATGTCTGATCTTCATTCATCGGTTTTACACCCATGTCGAGCCGGTGGGCAAAACCGGTTATCCCTGCATTGTTGGCAGTGACGGGAACCGTGACCGGTACGGTTTGTGATCCCCGGTCGTTCATGACGGGGGATTTCTCGTCGATCTGTACGGTAAAGTCACCCCCTAAGTCCAGATAACCTTTGTTCGTCTTAATCTTTAGCATAATGATTACTTATTTTCCGCGTGTAAAGGTGTCGCGGGCGTTATCTATAGTTTCTTTGGCCTTCTCCAAATCCTGGTAAACGATATAGGCCTTTATCAATTTGATAGCCTCACAGGAGGCGCGAAGCTCCTTTGCCGCTTCCAGGAACTCCCGGTAGGAAGAATCACCTGCAGGGGAAGTCACGTAACCGCCTTCATAATATTCACCCGGATTCTGTGGTAACGGGTTGGCACTGGTACGCTGCCGCCTGATCGCTTCGATAGTGCTAACGGCGTCGATCACTTTAGGATTATTCATTTCCGGCTGTGGTACCACATATTCCCCCTTATGAACCACGCCGGCCACTTCATAACGTCCGCCGGGACCGGTGTAACCACCTTCATAATACCCACCACCGGAAGAACCGGAAACAACACGTTCAGCCGTGGCGGTCTTGCTGCCGGTGGTGTTTTTCAAGGACATGTTTTTAATCCTGTCCCGTTCTGCCTTGGCCGATGCAAGCTGGGCCACACCGGTAGCCGCAAGCATTACTGCAGCAACGGTTCCGGCAATCGGCCCGAGGTCCGCGTACGCCTTCATAATCGAAACGGCCGTATCTGCTATGATCTGGGAACACTTGATAGCAAAGTTTACATCCGCGTACTTCTTTTGAATCTCCAGTTTCTTATTTTCCTTCTCTTCTTCCAGGGCGGCAGTATCTTCACCGTTGTTCTCGGCTTCCTGTATGAGAACATCGTATTTTGCTTCCACCTGGTCGATTTCGGCTTGTTGAATGGCTTCCACCATGGAAGAGGAAAGACCGGAATAATAGTCAAAGTATTTTTTAGCGTTATTCATCTGCATTTGCAGCTTTTTACGCTGGTATGTCTTTTCATCTATTAATTCCTGATCGTGCAGATTCTTTAACAGGGCCAGTTCATTCTGGTATTCCTGTGCCCATGATACGCCGATCTGGGATTGAATCTGGTATAAACTATTCTGATATTCAAATTCAAGCTGGCTAATTTCCTGTTGTTTCTGCTTCTCCAAACCAACGGTAGAAATCCCCGCCTGTCTCGCTATCTCAATTATGGCATTATAAGTCGTTTCTACATCCTGAACCTGTTTCCGGTGTGCTTCCTGCATACCGGTTATTCCTACCGGAACGGAAGTTATTTCACGTACTTTTTGAGCAATGGCCGCCCGATCACGCAATAACTTCATTTCAGACTCACGCACGGCGTCGGCCGCTTCCGTCGCTGTTTCTATACGTTTCTGTTTACCGGTAATTTCCAAAGCGGCAATATCATTCTGGTAAGTACGGTTTATCTCCAGAAGTTCTGCGGCGTGCTCCGCTTCAACTTCCAGCATATAGGCGTCGGCGGCTTCCTGCGTGATACTTTGGTTTAATACCGCTTTTTCCATGGTGTCCTTCTGGACATTGTAATAGGCGGTTTCGATCTTTAACCGTTCGTCCCGTTTCTCCTGTACCAGTTTTATACGGGCGTCCTCCTGCTTGCCGGTTTCCGTAAAAATGGCCGTCTGTGCTTCTGTTTCGAGCTTGTGGATTTCATCGAGTAATTTCTTTTTATTAGCCGGCGTTTTTGCTTCCAGCTTCTGGAGGGCGTCGATACGTTCCCGGTAATAGCGAAGGTTTTCCGCCGTCCCTTCGAGAATATACTGGGCTTCCGTCTTATTTTCCTTCTCCCGGTTCTGTTTGATTAGAAGCATACGTTTTTCGTGCTCGATCTCCAGAGGTTTTAATGTGGCGTCCGTTTCCGTATTTTTATACTCCCCGGCTTCCGCCTTCTTTTTGACCTTCCCCAGTTCGTTTAAACGTTTTATTTCGGTGTCGATACGTTCTATTTCCTTGTTTTTCTTGGCGATATTCGCTTCGCTGTCTTCCGCCCACTGTTCCTGAACCTTTTTCTTTTCGGCCTCCAGTTTCTTTATGAGGGATGTTTCAGTATTTATATTTTCTTTATTGGTTCCGGTTAATGAAGTGGCCGTCGCCTCTGTTTTTAAGATATCATTATTGATCTGGGCGATTGCTGATTCTATACCGGCCAAATCCTTCTGTGTTGTCTGTAGGGCTTTCAACTGGTTAGCCTCTTTTTCCGTACCAAATAAACGGCTTATTTTAGCGGTAAGACTGTTCCGGTTATATCCTGACAATGTATTTTGCTGGCGGGTGTCCCAGTAAGCGTCGCTTTGCTCTGATTCCTGGCTTTCAAGATTCCTTTTTTTCTTGTACAATTCTTCCAGTTCCTCCTGGTAAGCTTTCAACTTGATTTGTTTTTCCAAGGAAACTAAATATTGATCTATAGCCTCCTTGTTGTTGTTTATGAGCCTGCCTTCTTCATTCAATTCCGCATTATAATCCGGTATCAGTTCTTTTAATTCAGCGAGCCTTTGTTTACGGGTGTAGTTGGAAAGGTTCTCGTCATTAATAGCAGCTACAAGAGTTTTTATTTTTGCTTCCTGGCTGGCATATTCTTCATTCACTTTCTTTACGACTTCCTGGTGGGCCTTCATCGCCGCCGAAGCCTGTTCCGTCTTCTTTGCAAGCTGGTAGATAGCAACACCGGCTGCCACGAGTAACGCGAGCAGGGCCGTATATGGATTCTTCAAAAGTTCGATCCTCATTAACCGAAGGGCGGCGGTACATCTTTTAATATTCAGGTGCAGCAATGCCTGGGCCGCCGCATAAGCCAGAGTAGCCGCCCGGCTGATATAAAGCTGTACGGCGTGCGCTTTCTCTGCAACGACCGAAGCAAGGGTCGCCGTTTTAAAACGGGCGTGCCACATGGTAGCGATTTTCAGTCCTCCATAGTAAGAAACCAAATAAGCGGTAACGGTATAAGTGACAACACCCCATTTATTAAACATGTCAATCATACCTCCCACACCTTCCACCATAAGCGTAACAAGGTCTATTAAATCCCGGAGAATACCCTTTGATTCATAGAAACGTAAAACTACCCCTTCGATAGTTGAACTTAATGTATTGAGGGAACCTTGTACATTATCACCCATTTCTTCCGCCATGGCATTAAATCCCTCTTCGGCTCCTGTTACTGCATCACGGAGATTTAAAACGGTATCAGTACCATTTAAAAAGGTATTAAATGCGGCAACCGAACGTTTATCCGTTAAATCCAGTGCCTTATTAAGGTCTATTCCTTCACTGTTTAATTTTTTAAGTCCTTTTATAAGGTTTTCCAGGTTATCCACCGGACCACCGAGAGCAAGTGCGAGTTTGCCGCTACCGTCAGCCAGGTTAAGCAAAATATTACGTGTTGCCGTCGCTGCCGATGAAGCGTCGAAACCGCTGTTTGCCAAAGCCCCCAAAAGGGCGGTCGTTTCCTCGATCGTGAATCCGAAAGAATTAGCAACCGGCCCAACAATAGACATTGCCGTATTTAAGTACTCGAAACTTAAAGCGGATGCGTTACATCCCATAGTCATAGTAGAAACAGCCCGTTCCGTATCTTCCGCATCAAGGTTGAAAATACGCAATGTTGCACCGGCAAGCGTAGCAGCCGAGGCAAGATCAGTGTCCACAGCCTTAGCGAATTTCAGCACGGAAGGCGTCATCGCTTTAATATCCTCTTTAAAAAATCCCAGCTTGGCAAGCTCTATCTGAAGTTCCGTTACCTGTGCGGCCGTATAAGAAGTAGTAGCACCCAGCCGGCGCGCTTCATCTGTTAAATCCTTGATACTCTTTTTCGTGGTTCCCAGAATAGCGGCCAAAGTACTGTTTTTCTTCTCGAACTCTATAATAGTACTGATCGCATCCCTTAGCCCGCCGACAATCTGTCCGGTTATCATTGCGCCGATAGTGACAAACACACCGGCCAGAACCGTTTTTATCTTATTCAGGGAAAGAAGGGAACCGCCGAAACCTTCCGCCTTTTTCGTGGCCTGCCCGTACGCTTTTTCAACTTCTTTCAGTTCCTTCTCCAGGGCGGCATACTTTTCCGGTTGCAAGGATTTCACCGTATCGCGAAGCTCTTTCCGCAAGGCGTTTGCCTTCCTTGCCAGCTGGTTGGCACTCATGGTGGTTTTATCCAGCCGTTTCTCACATTCGGCAATCTTCTTGTTATTCTCGCCGATCGTCTTATTATTTTCTTTCAGTTGATTATCAAGCCTTTTCCATTGTTTACCGCCAGCTTTCCCGGTGGCGATTAAATCGGTCATAGCCTTTTTTATCTCCTTATTGCTATCCCGGAGCTCCTTGTTCTTTTCTGAAAGATTATGTATTTCCTTCTGCGCATCGGAGGCGTTCAGGGTTAACACCCATTCGATATAGTCAGGTTTTAATTTTGCCATAAGAGTAAATTTTATAAGGCAAAATTATCCTGGTGTAAAGTGGCGGAAAAGGACACAAAAAAAGCCCGTAGAACCATTCTACAGGCTTATTATACTAAGAAGAAAGTATTTTATCTCTTAAAGGTAAAATCCGAAGGATCAAAACATTCTTTATCCTTAATTGTTGCCCGATCTATCATCCAGCAAATGTACCAGGTTAGAGGAACCGATATAAGAGGCGTCACGATAAAGGAAAGAAAGGCAAAAGCAAGCCACCCGGATAAAGTAGCCGGTTTATGCTTACATCCTACGAAAAAAAATATTACCAGGAAAAAGCCGATCAAAAATAAAATATCTTCGTATGTCATACAATCATCGTTAGTTCTTTACCGATATCTTTAATAGTATTTACTATTAGGGCCTCCCGTTCTTGTGAGGGCTTTTTTATTCCACTTATATATTGAGACATAAGGCTTTGACTTATTCCCATACGTCGAGCCACCGCAGAAGCATTTAGTTCCGGGTGAGAAATAAAAATCCGATATAAGAAAGTTTCTTCCTTCTTATCTTGAATAGCTAAACAATCATTCATAGGGTCTAAAAATATGCAGCTATACCAATTTCATATAAAAACTCCGGTGCAAGGTCGGCACCATTGGCCCATTCAATAGTAGCACGGGTTAAACCATATTGAACAAATTTTTCCTTATCCAATAACTCCCCGAAAACCTCACCTGTAAGATAAGGTTCCAAATTTACGATCTTTTTACTCCCGTCGCTGAAAGTAACAAGAAGCTCGTAATTCCTAATATAATCCACATCTATAACCCGTAACATAAGCGTTTATTTTAATGGTTCAATTTTATCTATTTTTTCCCCTTTTTGGGCCTTTTCCCAAAGAGAAAGTATTTCTGCCTCGTGCAAGTTAATCCACTCATTTACTTTTGCAATAACTTTAGCTGGAGCCTGACCGTCTACAATCCGATCCAATACGCTAATAGAACATTCATAATCACCATAAGTAAAATGAATATGTGGCGGATTATGATCTTTCCAATAGAGGAATATAATAATACCGAAGAATCTACAAATTTCAGGCATAAACTTTGTTTTATTGGTTACTGAAACAAAGATAGGTAATAAAATCATTACCTACAAATATTTAGGTATTAATTTTATTACCTATTTTAGCGAACTGGCAAACATTTCTTTTATCCTTTCCCTTACATAATCCTGATATTCATATTTAATCTTCCCGAGTGTGTCATGATATAGAATCCCGTATATCTGCCGGTTATAAATCTGGTAATTACCGTGTTTCTTCATATCCAGGAAGCGGGTATATAATGGAAGGTTAGAATGTGCGATTACTCCTTCGCCGTCCGGAATGACCGAATAATTCGGGTTCTGTAGTGCGGCCATTAATGCACCGGATCGCCCTTGTATGATCTCCCCGGTTCCCTGTACTTTCCTACGCTCACGGCCTTTCTGGTAAATCCGTTTGGTAGCGATATCCAGTTGGGCTTGAAATATGTCCTGTATTCCACGCCCGATCCGGTCGGTAAAAAAATCCGTTTTAAAATTCTCGGCCATTCAGTTAGAATCTTGTTTTAAATGAGAAAGCCAGGCTCCACCCTGCAAACGTCCGGTAAAAGCCGGATTCCGGAAGAGTGGAAAGGCTGGTTAAATCCAGTTCCTTAGTGACAGGGCAACCGGTGGCAGAATCTTCTATCAGCATTTGTTTGATACGCTCCATAACCGGCTGCACCTCTTCGATAGTCTCATAAGCCCCTTTACGTTGGGGATCGTACTTGCTCATAAGGAAAATAACGCATAAATTATTTTCCCTCACATTGTCAGCCGAAAGGCTGGCACCCGTTCCCGACGGAATCAGAATAAAGAGCACCGGACATTCTTCTTTTGATAGCCCCTGTATCGTCTTACTCATTTCCTCGTCAATGGTAACGGGTAGCACCTTCTTTATTTCAGGAATACGTTTTTGTACGCCTTCCCAGTATTCACGGTAAACCTTTATATCTATCATATCGTCAATCCCTGATAACGTTTCGCCTCCCATTCACGGCGGGTAACAAGCCCCGGAAGAATCTTACCGCCCCCGTATATCCACTTTTTAAACTCTGCCGGTATGGATGGCTCATACGCATCCGCTCTGATCTTCTTATAAAGCGTTGATTTCTTGAATTTTCCGATACCTACATTAAAGCAAAAGCTTACTACCGCGTCAAACTGGTACTGTCCCAAATGAAGGGGAAGCGCGTTTACCTGGTTTTCTACCGCCCTGATATCCGATTCAAAGAAAGCGTCGGCCCGGGCCTCGGTGATAACATCTCCCGGTTTTACGCCGGTTGTGTGACCGTAACCGATCGTACATACTCCCGCGGCACATACATACGCTTTCAGGCGTAGCCCCTCAAATTGCTTAATCTTGTTTTTTGTTCCTGTTGTTGTTCTCATTTCTTGTTACGTTTTTGGTGTAAATACTCAAACTTACATTTATACAGATAAAGTAATACATCCCAAAAGGGTGTATCGTCCACCTCCTTCTTATTACCGAACACGCCGGAAGCCGCCACTTCAAAGACTATTCCGGTCCAGCCGGTTTTATCGTCCGCCTTCCGGTCCTCGGATGCCAACTTCTGAAATAATATCCGAAAGTCAATATCTTCACCACCAATATAAACCGGTCCGGAAAGAACCATTTCCCAAACAGCGGAAAAGAAGTTTACCGCATGAATGGCAAGCAAGGAAGGAACGGCCGGCATCTTCTCCGGGTCCTTGTACCGGTAAAGCTTTAATGTGATATCCTGGAAGATTTCATTTATAGCCGGTTCGTCTTTTTCTGTCGCCGCCTGCTTGCTTTGCTGCAACAAATCCAGGCAATCACAAAAGTTACCGAAAGTAAGACCGTTCAGCATGTCACCGACACCATGCCAGCTCCCAAAATCCTGCATCAGGTTACGCCCGGTTTTCAGAATGGGCGTAACGATCCGCTCGCCCTCCTTACCGGTCGTATAAGAGAAAAAGCCGTCCAGCTTTTCCAGTTGGCCGTCCAGCTCCCGGATGATCTCACGCCGGTACATGGTGTAATCCGCTTTCATGCCCAGAAGGAAAGAAAGCCATTTTACGCGGAACTGTCC